AATATTGGACGCTTTAGAATATGTTTCTATAGCTTTGATCTTTGCTTATTTTTTTTTAGGCGGTTTCAAATGGACGATAGATTATTTAATGATGTAAGACGAAAGGCGGATCATTTCCCGCCTCTATCTACTTTGGTAAGTAGGTACTGATGATGTCAGCCACATCAATTATAACTAAAGGACGAAAATGAAAAAAGGACAAGAAGTAAGAAGCATGTTAAAAAGGATTAACAATGATGTCGAATTTAAAAAAGATGTTATTGTTGATTTAAAATCGTTAGATGTAAGTCAAAATGATAGAGTAGTCTATCCCGATTTACATTATGCGGGTGGACAAGGTTATTATCAAATGAATGATAATTCTTTAAACCACTTATGTAACAGATTAGAAATCGGTACAAGATACATTTCTAAATGTTTAACAGTTAGCCAAGAATTAGTTACACATAATTTAAATTTTTGGATTAACAAAAACAAAAACAAAAAATTAATGTTAAGAACTATAGAGGGTCACGACATTAATAGAGTAAGAGCAATAATGTCAGATAGATATAAAAGAATTGATTCTGATGTTGTTGCTAATTCTTGTTTATCAAAATTGATGGATATGAATGCTGAATTAAAATATTCATATTACGATGGAGATAACATGAATATCACTGCTGTACTTCCTAAGTTAGAGGGTGAAGTAGTTGAGGGAGATTTTGTTCAAGGTGGTATCACTATTACAAATTCTGAAATAGGTAACGGCTCTTTAATTGTTAAGCCGTTTATCTACAGATTAGTTTGTACTAATGGTATGGTTGCACCAGAATATCTAAATCAATTTTATGCAAAACACGTTGGTAAAATGATTATAGATGTTGAGCAAGATGACCAATGGAAAGTGATTGTTGATAAAATGGGTCAGCAGTTAGAACTTGTTAGTAATCCTGAATTATTTCAGGAAAATGTTGATAAGTTAAAACAAGCTACTGAACAAAAAATCAACTCACATCAAATAGAAGTTCTTGCAAAAAAACATGGTCTTTCTGATGAGGAAAGATCGGGAGTATTTGAAAGACTTAATCATTATTATGGAGAAACTTTTGTTACTTCTAAATATGATGTTGCCAATGCGATTACAAATATTGCTAATGACGAAAATAAGTCAGATGAAAGAGCAAGATATTTGCAAGAACTTGGTGGCTTGGTTATTTTTTCAAACAACCCAATAAGTGCAAGAATATAAATCAATCAATCGGTGGGGTGCAATTCCCCACCATGAAAGGCAATCATGATAGTATGTGGAAAGCCTATACATCGTAGATATGTAAAGGCATTTACAATTACAATCGTATCAATCGTAACAATAGGAGTAATGATATGGTTAATTTAATAAATGAGTTTAGAGATATTACTAAAAGAGCAAAACTAACTGAAAGGTTATTTACTCTTTATGAGTTAAGAAATATCCTAAATGAAAAAATAAATAAAACAGAAGCTAAAATAGTTGAACTAGATATGGAGATAGCAAAAGATGAAAATAAACGAGATAGCGCAGACGGAAGCGATAAAGAATAGAAGAATGGATATTATAAATCGTATTTCTAAAAGACGTCATTGGACTTTTAGTGATATGAATCCATACTTCGTTGAGGTCTATGAGATAATGCCAAAAATTACTAAAGCTTTATCTTATAGAAGTTACAAAAAACAAATAAAACTAGAGAGGAAAAAATATGAAAAAATGGCTATGCTTAATTCTATTCGTACAAGCTTGTGCGTATAAGCCTGTGATTGATACTGCGGGGAGAAGCGGTACTTTCAATGAGCCTAAGGCTGTAGAAATAACTAACGATCTACAACATTGTAAAACTATCGCCAAAGAAAATACTACTTTCATTAGTAATATTTTTTATTGGTCAGTTAGTCCAACAATGGACACAAAGTATGAAGCGTTAGTTAGAAAATGTTTAAATAACCGTGGACATAGCGTTCTTAATTAGAAAGGTAGATATGAATAAATTTATCAAATCTGATTATATCGCTAAAGGTATGTTGGTGGATTTTTTAAAGAAGCCAAACCCAAAGTTGTTTAATCAAATAGTCGGTATTCAATTTAAGAATATTCGACTTAAAAAAAAACTGACGGCAGAAGCTGTTGTTCAGGATAATAAAAGATACTTTAATACAATTTATGATTTATATAAATTCGAAAAAGGTATCAAAACCGATGTTTCTAAATTCATTGCTTTAAGTTGTTATTATGGTTACAACATTGATGAATTGAAAAAACAAATCAAACTAGAGGATAAAAATGTATAAAGAACATAAACTAAAAAACGGTCTTACTTTAACTTTTGATGATGAAAAACATATTTATTATCATGAGAAAAAGAAAGTAGAAAGTGTAACAGGAATATGCGGTAATGGTGTTCCTAAACCCGAACTAACAGGGTGGTTAGTATCAACTCCAATTAGAGAAATCAAAAACGCTATCAACAATAGACTTGATGAGGGTTGGGGAATTGATAGGGTTGAGTTAGAACGTATCATAGATAAAGCCAAAAACAAAACCGAAGAAGTAAAAAAAGATGCGGGTCTTGTTGGAACAGTTGTTCATGGTTTGATCGAAGACTTTCTACAAGGAAAAAAAATTCCAAATCAATCTGATGAAAAAGTTGTAAATTGTTGGAACTTGTTTTTAGATTGGTGGAATAAACAAGAGTATGAAGTTGTAGAATTAGAAAAGAAAATATTTTCTAAAAAATACAATTACGCAGGTACTCTTGATCTTGTTTTAAAAGATAAGCAAGGAAATTTAATTCTTGCTGATATTAAGACAAGTAACCAAATATCATTTGACTATACGTTACAGTTAAATGCATATAAGGAAGCGTATGAGGAAGAAACTAAAACTAAAATTTCCAAAGGTTTAATCATAAGATTACCTAAAAAAGATGGAAAGATTGAAGTTAAAGAACTTCCTTTAAATAAACAAATGTTTAATGCTTTTCTAGGTGCTATGCATATTTGCATTGCTAAAGAACTGCATAAACAAAAATAAAAACAGAAACAATAAGGAAAAAACATGCAAACACAAAGACAAAGTCTACCCTTTGCGGGTTTGACGCTTACACTATATAGCACAGGCAATAGAGCACCAAAGATGGAGTATCAAGCTTCTTCAAATAAGGCTCAATTCAAATGCAGTTTAACTAAACAAATGTTTGATCTAACAAATATTCAAGCTTGGTTAAACTCTCCGCAGATACAAGAATATGTTAGAGCGGGTTATGTTGCGAAATGGGGATCTAAAATAACTCAAAGTGAGCCTACGCAATATAGCAATGGAATGAAATTAGAAATAACTTATTATATGGTTAAGCCTTATAATAAATCTGGTTACACTCCACAAAACCAAATGCAACAACCACAGCAAGGCTACCAACAAGCTAAGCAAGGTTATCAATTAACTGATGATAAGTTGCCAGAAAGTCCAAGACAAGAAATTGACTGGGCTAAAGAAAGTCCTGCTGATTTCAACCCAGATCAGTACGAACGAGAACTTGGTTAATGAGTGACGAGCCTAAGTATATAGAAATAAGACCAAAGACTTTTGATCCTCATAGAATCATAGCTTACGTTGACGCTTTAGATAAAAGATTAGTTAAAGCAGAAATTGCATATGATGAAGTGAAAGATCAAGCACAAGAAGTTTTTGATTATGTCGTTAATGAAAAAATGACTAATGAATCTCTTTCTGTATCACTTGCCAAAGTTAAAGCTACGAACGATGAAAGATATAAGAAAGTCAAAAAAGAACTTTCAGATAAAAAAAAATTATATCTATTTTCTAAAGTCGAAGCTAAAAACGGACATTCATATTGCGATCATTTAAAACAACAATCTATAAATGATATTGCAACTGAAAAACTTACAAAATAATATTTCTGGGGGAGAAATCCCCCATTAATTTCTAGTAACTTCTAAATTACTTAAATCAGTATCTTCATGTATTCCTGTATAGCTATATTCATAGTCAATCAATTCCACATCATTTCTACTTTTAATTTCAGCAACCATTTCATTTAATTTTGTAAAATAAGGAAAGACATCAACGAATCTAAAACAAACATAAGACCCATAAGGATTGTTTGGTGCTTCAAGTTGTAATTCTAAACTTGTAATAACTGCGTCTACTTTAATCTTGTCCATTAGACAAGTTACTATTTTTTACGCATGATGTCAGCACCTTTTAATCCATAGATCGCAGAAACTACACCAATGAAAATAGCTTGATACCAATAAGGTAAATTTGAAAAATATTCAAAGAACGTATCTAGCTTATTACGAATTTCAGGATCGTCAGAGAACACAGACCAACCCAATAAAAGAATAGGAATAGATACAAGAACGAGTACGAATTCATCTTTATACCCATTGTCATTACTTTCAATAACTTTTGCTTTATATTCAATTTCGCCTTTCGCCATACGCTCAGCATGTAACATTTGAGCATCTGACAATAACTGTTTTGTTTTTTGTTTATTTTGGTAAATCTTTCCAGCAGTCTTTACACCTAAAGATAATAAATTCAACCACATATTAATCCTTTTTGATTAATTCTATTTGCATATCAATTACATGCTTTGCTTTTTCTAAATCTTTAATCTGATCTTTTTTATCTTTCCATTTTTTATCATATCTAGATATATATTTAACTACATGAGTTTGACATGCGTTAAGGTTATTAGCCATGCAATACTCCAAAGGCTGAATTTTAAGCGTT